TGGGTGGTGATACTTTCATTGAATTCTTGAAAAAAGAATCAAAGGATGCTGCATGAACCTCCTTAGATTAGGTTTAGAAGCTAAATTACAAAAGACTGTTAGGGTGCTTGTGTACCCTAACATCACCTTTCAAAAGGATTTAGAAAAGGATAGCTATATCCAAGTAGTCAAGAATCAAATTAAATTATTAAATGAGATTCGTGATGGCCTTTGGTTTTATATGATTCTCCCGTGTCCAGTACCATCATTGCAATTCGATAATGTAACACAATGGTATGTTGATTTTGAAACGTATCCCCAGACCATGAGAAGTCATTTCAGAGTTGATGTTATTCGGGAAATGTTACATTTTAAGTATGATTTTGATCTTGTTATGTCTCATTTACCCGAACATACACATCAGCTAGTAAACACTTTGTACAATGTAACACATCACACTCCACCAGTTTTTGGTTATTGTCATTGGTTTGATTTAAAGGATGTGGTTACGTGGCCCAAAGATAGTTTTCGACAAAACATTACCGGACTGTTAGAATACGACAGGTGTTATCTTAACACACAACATCAAAAAGATTTGGTTTTAAATCAAGCAAAGTTAACCTTTAATAAGAATACCATTGAAAAACTTGATGATATTCTAACAGTCCAGCATTTGGGTGTAAATAAAGTCGATATTATATCTGAAATAAATGAAAGCCCCGAAAAGATTATTGTGTTTAATCATAGAACAGATACTTACAAACATTTTAAACAGTTTATATCTCTCACAGATAAGTTATGGGAGATGAGGAAAGATTTTAAAGTATGGATCCCTCTATTGGATAAACCCAATAGAGATTATGTAATTACAGACAAAGGAGAAAAACAATGGTATTATAATAAACTTAAAAAGTGTTGTGTCGGATTTTCGCCTAAACAAAAATATGGTGGATGGAGTGTTGCGACAACGGACGGTATGATGAATGGGGTTCCCTATATCATGTATAATGATACATATTATAAAGAATTAAATTCAAATGCCGATTTCTTTAACAATGACGATGAAGCTTTAATATTGCTTAATATGTATCTAGACACCCCAATTAGAAATACCAGAGCGAAAGAATCCTTAAACCATCTAAATAAGAATCTGATATATAAGGACAAAATGATTGGAATGAACGATTACATGAACGAATTGTTATCAAAACAAAAAGCAATGGGCAATAGTAAGAGATTAAAGGAGATTATTTTCTGGATTAAAGATAATAAGTCTATGACTAAACTAGAAATAATATCAAGCCTCGGTTGGGGTAGGGGTATTAAATGGACTTCATATCGTCGTGCTTTAATGAATCATCCAAATATTTATGATGTAAACGATTCGGAGCCAACTTATAATTGGAAAGATTAAAATAATATTTGACAACCACACAGGAGATGTAGTATAATAGTCGTACAGTTATAGAAAATAGCGGGTATAGCATATTGGTCATGCACTGGCTTTCCAAGTCATGTACGGGGGTTCGATTCCCTCTACCCGCTCCACTATAACAAAATAATAGTTTTTTATATATAATGATATTGATGAGGTTTATATCATGATACAACGTAAATACAATACAATAACACACAATAGGAAATAAAATGGCTTTTAAAGATTTAAGAAAAAATTCACTTGCAAATTTGACTGCAGAAATTGAAAAACTTGCAGAACGAAATCAATCGTTTAATAATAATGATGATAAATTATGGAGACCTGTTCTCGATAAATCTTCTAATGGATTCGCAGTATTAAGATTTTTACCAGCTCCAGAATCAGAGGACCTTCCGTGGGTCCGCATCTGGGATTACGGGTTCAAGGGACCAACTGGTAAATATTATATTGAAAATTCGCTCACAACCTTAAATCAGAAAGATCCTCTAGGGGAGTATAACTCAACTCTTTGGAATTCTGGTGTAGAATCTGATAAGGAAATTGCTCGTAAACAAAAACGTAGACTCAATTATTACTCTAATGTATATGTTGAATCTGATCCACAAAACCCAGAAAATGAAGGAAAGGTTTTTCTCTATAGATATGGCAAAAAAATCTTTGATAAGATCTCAGAGGTGATGCAACCAGAATTTGAAGATGAAACACCACTTAACCCATTTGATCTCTGGAAAGGTTCATCTTTTAAACTGAAAATTCGTATGGTAGAGGGTTACTGGAACTACGACAAATCCGCATTCTCAGAACCATCACAATTCAAGGCGTCTGATGATGAAATGGAATCAATCTGGAAACAGTGTCATTCCTTAGCTGAGTTGGTTGCTCCTGATAAGTTTAAGTCATATGATGAACTTAAAGCTAAACTTAATGATGTATTAGGAACAACAATGCCAGAAACACCAACATCACAACCACCAGTTCAAGAATCAATTCCTGTACAAAAAGAACCAGTTGCCGAATCAAAAGATGCAATGTCTTATTTTGAAAAGTTAGCTAATTCTTAATTACCAATTCTGATTGGGACTTATCACGGCACTGGCATTCAAACTTAGGTTTGTTATATCGGTGTCGTGAGTTTTTTCTTGACGAATATTAGTAGAGTTATTATTAACAGTTGGTGCAACTATATTTGTATCACTCGATTTCTTTCCCCAATTACCAGATCCCTGTGATATATTATTATCCATTCCTTTTTGAAGAGCTCCCGATACCATTTCATCTTTTCTGAGAATTGAATTTTCGTTCGGTTTGATCTGTGGAACTGGATCATCCCACACCACATCATTCATTCCTATTGTAACTGGTTTTGGAGTTGATTTTTCTTGGCTCGATATCCCTTTCAGACCACCGGCTTTCTTTTCTTCTTTATTTGTATCGCCCGGACCAAAGAAACTTACTATAGCATTATAATACTTAGCTGGGAGAATTGCTTTAATTAGCATTTTATATAAATTCAATGGGTTAAAGAATGCTATAACATCTTTAATGGCATTACCTACAGCAGAGAACATACTAGATATCTTGGACACGACTTTAGAAAACATCGACTTAACCCCGTCAAACATTTTCCCTACAAATGAGACAATATTATCCCAATATGCGAACACTAATCCACCAACAGCAAGACCAGCTAATACAGCCCATCCTACAGGAGTGGTAATTAAAGGTAATAAGAACCTAGCACCAAGACTCATTAGAAATTTTCCAGCCTTACCAAATTTCATCATTATATTTTTAAGTATCCCTTTCAGACCACCGGCTTTCGTTTTCGATTTTTTATTTGGTTTTCCGGATGAACGTCCACCCATGACTCTTTCGGCTATCATGCCACCAGCTCCTTCGGTTATTACATCTTGAATCGTTGACATAATCCCACCAACACCATCTTCAACCACCGATTTATTTTTATCACTGTTACCCCCAGTAAGTACACCACCAATTCCAGTTTTAGAACCTACCCCAGCAGCTTCTTCTGCAGCAGAGGTTCTATTGTCTGCTTTAAATTGTTTAGAATCTTGTTTTAACTGTTCAGTATTTACTAAAACTACTTCGCTTATCTTTTCTACCATTTCTTTGGAATTATTGGTAGAACTTATATTATTTGATACTAAGGTATTAGAAATTGTTTCTATTGATTTCTGACCGTTTAGTTCAATACCTTTAAGCGTTTCAACCATTCCTTTAAGTTGTTCTGCTTCAAAACCGAATTTAATTTCGGCTGGTTCTATTTCAAGTTTTTTAAGTTCTACTGCGGTCTTTAACTTATCAGAATTATTCTTTTTATCAATCTCTATTTCTTTTTCTTTCTCAACAGCAACCTCAAGTCTTCTCTTTTTTGATATAGCGTAATGACCGGCCTCCATGGCCTTTTTCATGAGAAACCCCTTTAACCACGCCTGTGGATCGACAGATATTTCCGCGACTTTATCTTTTAATGTATTACGTCTTTCTTCCCATAGATCTGCATCCTCCTTTACTTTTTGAAGTTGCTCTTGCTTATCCTTTTCTCTTAGTACTTCTTCAGAATTATTCTTTTCGTCAATCTCAGATTCTTTCTTTTTCGCAGCAGCAGCTTCTGTTCTTTTCTTTTCTTCCATCACCGAAGCCTCGGCTCTTTTCTTTATTTTATCTAATTTATCTTGATCTATAGCCATGGGAATATCCTATTTTTGAGTCTGACGTTTTTCGTTTTCTGTATTAATATAATCAACTAACATAGCAACGTATATATCTCTTTCCCAAGGTATCATATTTTCAATGTCAGATAAACTATAATTGTGATGCTGCATCATGGCAAAATTAGTTTTAAGATATGAACCTAAATTAGAGTGAGAAAGAGCCATTAGAAAAAAGAATCAAGTCCTTCAAGTTTGACTGTTGATTTAATCTTTGTTTTAGGATTTATCACATCAACAGAAATTTCTATTTTTGGAATATCTTCAAAAAAACTAACAATAAGTTGAAGCTGTTTTTGTGTCATCGATTCTACAAATTTGGAAATTTCCTCTTTCGAAAAATCTGAGGTATCAAAAACTGTATCACCGTCATATATAGATTCGATTAGTTCTGACACAGCATCAACTGTAGAATCAGAGGACTTTGTTAATATTCCTGGATATTTTAAAATTATACCAACAGTTGAGTCGAGTTTTATGACATTAGCATTCTTCTTCGGTTTTTTACAAATGATATCATCGAGATTAATTGTCACTTCCACATAAGTTTCTTTATCATCGGGACAAAGTATTTTTATATTTACAGATTCCCCTATGCTCTTGGACCTCAATTTTAAAAATAAATACTCGACATCAAATGCCGGCATTACTTTAGCATCGAGTTTACCGAATGTGCAGTTCTCAATAATCTGTGTTATAGCTAATATTCTTTCGGATTCTTCCCCTGTCTCATTAGCTATCATTAATAGTTTTTCTTCTTTAACTAAAAACGAACGAAATTTAATTTTTTTCGAGTTTGATGGTAAAGTCAATTCATATGTTGGTACTTGTAATACTGGTAAAGCCATAATTTTTCCTCACAGATTAATTAATTATTGTGTGATGCGTGTGTTGTATTTTTTTCAGAATCCCAGTGTGTATAATGGAATGTCACAGACACTTTTTGGAGGGCATTAGCGGAATTCCAATCCATTGTCATAGGTGCGATTACTTTGGGATAAGCATTATAAAGTTTTACTTTATATGTCCAATCGTTATCTCCTGTTAACACAGAATCGTCCAATGTGTGTTTCAATTGATAGATTTCAATAGTTGTGGTGTAGTCATTATAATAATATGGTTGTCCTGATGTTTTATGATAAGTTAATTCCATCCAATTATCAAAAAACTTTTTCTGAAACATATCTTCCGCTACATAAAAAGATGCAGATTGTGATGCGTAAGCTAAATCCTTAACAATATCAAATGGGAATTCCGCGGAAACAGCACCAGTTAAGGGTATAGATGCCACATCAGGCAGAGTCGTAGAATCACAGAGCATATTAACAATACTTAGATCTTTCGGTGTGAATTCTTTATTGAAGGAAGCGATACCATTCGATAAAGTTGCTGATGGTAATATTCTAAACCTAAAATGTGCCGAACGAGCGAAACCCCAAACGTGAGTGTTGGAGACAAACTCATCAAGTTTGCCACGCCTCCCCAATTCCTCCTTTTCTCCAAAGAATTGGTCGTATAAATTACCGAGTGTTTGAATTCCACCATAAACTTGGGAACCGATTGAATAACCTTTAGTTAATATTGACATATCTAACCTATCATTTTCCTTGAATCTGAATGAACCTGTTTAGCCGTAGCACCTTTGAATCTCGCAGTAGGCAGAAAGGTTGCTATTTCCCAAAGATCGGCAGAGAGGAATTTTATTTCTGATTCAACCTTATGTATTAAATAATGTTTGAAACACGGTTTAAATAAATTCATTTTGCTTGAACCCTTTAAGAAATTATAAGAGGCTTGAAATCTAGAAGATTCATCAAATCTCTTATTATTTGTTATCGTCATTAATTGATCGAGAAACTTAGCTCTCAATGGTATAGGGAGATAATGAAGATTCATACCGTAAAACCCCTTATAAGCCTTTCCGACCATTATGATCAGGGGAAATCTATCGTAATATGGAAGTGTGTCCTTATGTTTTGGATC